CCTTGCAACGGATACCGTGAAACAGGCAGTCAAGAAAGCCGGAAACACGGTCAAGAAGGAGATACAGGCAACTGCTCCTTCCGACACCGGGAAATATAAAAAGAGCTTCAAGGTAACCAAGAGGAAGGAAACTTCTAATGCTTTAGAGGTAACCGTACACAGCAAAGACCGATATCAGTTGACACATCTTTTGGAAAAAGGTCATGCGAAAAGGGGCGGTGGCAGAGTTAGTGCCATTCCCCATATTGCACCGGCCGAAGAAAAAGGCATCCGTAAACTTACGGAGGAGATAGAAAGGGGACTTAGCTGATGACACATGGAGAAGTAATGGCAATGGTGGATGAGATGGGTTATCCGTCAGCCTATGACCATTTTGCGGAAGGCGAATCCCCGGAACCGCCTTTTATAGTATTTCTGTATCCGAAAGCCAACAATTTTGCTGCGGACGGAAAAGTGTATTATAAAATAAACCGTTTGAACATTGAACTCTACACGGATTTGAAGGATGTGGAGTTGGAAGAGAAAGTGGAAGCCGTGCTTGATTCGCACGGTATTTTTTATGCCAAAAGCGAAGTATGGATTGAGTCTGAACGTCTGTATGAGGTGCTTTATGAAATGGAGGTATAGAGATGGCAAATAAGAAAAATAAAGTAAAATTCAACATTTGTAACGTCCACTATGCACCGATTACGGTTGCAGAGGACGGAACGGTAACATTTGCAACACCTGTGCAGATGCCGGGTGCGGTATCCATCAGCTTAGACCCTACCGGAGAGCCGGAGTCTTTCTACGCAGATGGTATTGAATATTATGTTATCAATAACAATCAGGGTTATGACGGTGACCTTGAGCTTGCGATGATTCCTGAATCATTCCGTACAGATATCTTAAAGGAAACAGCAGATGCCAACAACGTGCTTGTGGAGAATGCCAACAGCGAAACAGGAAGTTTTGCACTCCTTTTTGAGTTTGACGGTGACATCAGAAAAATCCGTCACGTTATGTATAACTGTTCTGCTTCCCGTCCTACCATCGAAAGTAAGACGAATGAAGAGGATAAGGAAGTGCAGACTGAGACACTTACCATTAAGGCAAGACCTATGGCCGATGGTTATGTTAAGGCAAAGACCGGAGATAAGACAACGGATACCGTTTATAACAATTGGTACAAGTCAGTATATCAGCCTACTGCACAGTCAGCCGATGAGACTGAGAATGGAGAAGGCGAAGGAACTGACGAACCGACAGAATAATGGGAGGTAGGAAAGGATGAGCATTGTCAGAAATATAGAGATTGACGGGAAGCAGGTAGCATTCAAGGCGAGTGCTGCCATTCCCCGTATCTACAGATTAAAATTCCAAAGGGATATCTATAAGGACTTAAGGGTATTGGAAAAGAGTATCGGAGATGAGGATGAGAATAATTCCAATCTTGATTTGTTCAGCTTGGAGATGTTTGAGAACATTGCCTTTGTTATGGCAAAGCACGCAGACCCTTCCATTCCGAATACACCGGAAGAGTGGCTTGACGGATTTAATACCTTTTCCATTTATCAGGTGTTGCCACAGCTGATTGAGTTATGGGGACTGAACGTGAAGACGGACATTGAGGCTAAAAAAAACTTCGTCCAACAGAGCGTGAAATGACAACACCCCTGTTCCTGTTAAGATGCACACAGCTTGGTTTGACGATGGCTGATTTGGATTTATTGTCCATCGGTCTTATCAATGATATGTATGCGGAAAGCAGAAATGATGACTGCAAATATGCTACTTTGGCAACACAAGAGGATATGGATCGCTTTTAGTCCGAATGTGATTGAGAAATCAGCCTTCATATGATATAATTATTATTTGAAGGCTGATGTATTTCAGTCACGAAAATAGCATCCGGAGGTAAATGCCATGGGAAATATAATTGGAGCGGTCATTTTGGGTATAGTGGCACTAGCTTGTTTTATTGGTAGTGGATTTCAATTTAAGGAAAAAGGTTTCCTGTTTAATAACGCATATATTTATGCTTCAAAGCAGGAAAGAGAAACGATGGATAAGAAACCTCACTATAAACAATCAGGAATTTGCCTTGCGTTAATTGGAATTGTTTTTCTGCTTAATGCAATTGAAATGATATTAAAAACAGGTTGGATAATCTATTTGGTAATAGCAGTTGCCGTAATTGCGATAGTGTATGCAATCGTATCTTCGGTAATGATTGAGACAAAGAAAAAATAAGTGTTGGAGATGAAATTTATGAAGAAAATATCGGAAGCATTTTCAAATAGTAGCATATATGAGAAATGTGCTTTTATTGTACAGATAATCAGTTCTTTAATCGTTATAATATTTGCCTTTTTGCAGATATTCCAAGTTTGGGATGCTGCAATCGTGGTATGCGAAATATTTATGGGGATAGCAATGATTGCACAAGCGATTTTGCAATGGAAAAAGAACAGAGGAGTTGCGATTTTTTCCTTGGGTGTGGCAGCGTTTATTTTTGTGGTAGCAGTAATTGTATTGTTTATTCGTTTTTAAGAAATGGTGTAAAAGGGAATGAAAAAGATTAAGGCATTGTGGAAAAAACTATGGTTTGAAATACGAATGCATGAAATGGACGCAAGGTGGAGAATGTTTGAATACTCGTGTTGGGAGATGTATCCACCGTCTTTTTATCACAGATATACTCCGGAAGAGCAGAAGGAAATCCGGGAGCGGGACTTAAAAAAGTTGCGTGAAATGATAGCAGAATTAGATAAATAAATACATAACATGAGCGAAGGCATCTGTCATTAAGTTGGCAGGTGCTTTTTTCATGCAAAAAATTAGGAGGTGGGATTCAGATGGCAAGCAGAATACAGGGTATTACCGTGGAAATCGGTGGAGATACAACGAAACTGACGAATGCCCTTAAGGGTGTGAATGGGGAAATCAGAAATACGCAGACACAGCTTAAGGATGTGGAGAAACTGCTGAAACTGGACCCTTCCAACACGGAACTTTTATCACAGAAGCAGAGACTACTTACACAGGAAGTACAGGCTACCAAGGAGAAGCTGGAGGCATTAAAGACCGCAAGTGAACAGGCAAATACTGCACTTGAAAACGGAACGATTACAAGAGAACAGTACGATGCCCTGCAAAGGGAAATTATAGAGACGGAACAGGCTCTTGAAGATTTGGAAACACAGGCAGGGGAGTCAAGCGTGGCATTGCAGAAGATTGCTAATGCCGGAAGTTCCATGCAGACCCTCGGCAATAACATATCAAACGTGGGTAAAAAGATGTCGGTTCTTTCTGCCGGGATTGTTGCTACGGGTACGGCAAGTGCCAACATGGCAATGAACTTTGAAGATGCCATGGCGAAGGTATCAACCATTGCAGATACCACGGAAGTGCCTCTTGAAGAATTGGAACAGGCAATCCTTGACCTTTCCAATCAGACGGGTATCAGTTCCACGGAGATAGCAGAAAATGTGTATAATGCAATTTCTGCCGGACAGTCCACAGGGGATGCCGTAAACTTTGTAACCAATTCCACGAAGCTGGCGAAAGCCGGATTTGCGGAAGCCGGAGCATCTCTTGACCTTCTTACCACCATATTAAATGCGTATGGGTTGGAAGCAAGTGAAGTAACAGCAGTATCCGATATGCTGATTCAGACACAGAACTTAGGTAAGACAACCGTTGGTGAGTTGTCATCTGCCATGGGTAAGGTAATTCCTACGGCAAATGCCTATGGTGTGGAATTGGATCAGCTGTGTGCGGGTTATGCGATTATGACTGCCAATGGTGTGGCTACGGCAGAATCCACCACTTACATGAACTCCATGTTGAATGAGTTAGGTAAGTCAGGAACCAACGTATCAAATATCCTTAAGGAAAAGACGGGAAGTTCCTTCGCAGAACTTATGGAACAGGGATACAGTCTTTCAGAGGTGCTTGCCATTATTGAAGGGGCAGCAGAGGAACAGGGACTTGCATTCGGTGATATGTGGTCGAGTTCGGAAGCTGCCAAGGCAGGACTTATTCTGCTTGGGGACAGTGCAGAGAACTTCAATGGAACATTGGAGCAGATGCGTAACAGTACGGGAGCAACGGATACGGCATTTGAAAAGTTGCAGACCAACTCTTATACCATACAGGTGGCAATTAATCAGTTGAAGAACACAGCCATCGAACTTGGTACGGCAATCATGTCCGTGCTTGCTCCGATTATTACTTCCTTGGCAGAAAAGATATCTGCACTTACGAAGTGGTTTTCAGGACTGAGTGACACATCGAAAAAGGTTATAGTCATTGTGGGAATGATTGTGGCAGCTATCGGCCCCGTGCTTGTTGTGGTGGGAAAGGTAATCAGTGCGGTCGGAACAATTATGACAATTCTTCCGAAACTTGGTCCGGTTATCACAACGGTTAAGACGGCATTTGCTGCCTTAAACACAACCATGCTTGCTAATCCAATCGTGCTTATCATAGCAGCAATCGCAGCTTTAGTGGCTGCGTTTATTTATTTGTGGAATAACTGCGATGGATTCAGACAGTTTTGGATTGACCTTTGGGAGAATGTAAAACAGGTGGCTATTGCAGTATGGAATGCCATCAAGAATTTCTTCTCGGCAGTATGGGAAGCCATCAAGACCATTTTTACTACGGTATTTGAAATCATAAAAACGCTCGTTACAACCTACTTCAATTTTTACAAGACCATAATTGAGACGGTGTTCGGTGTGATTAAGACTGTGGTTACCACGGCTTGGAATGCCATCAAGGGTGTTTTTGAAACCGTGTTTAATGTAATAAAAACCATAGTAACCACGCAGTTCAATATCTATAAAACCATTATAGAAACCGTGTTGAATGTGATTAAGACCGTGGTAACCAATGTGTGGAATACCATCAAAACGGTTGTGACAACGGTCATGAATGCCATTAAGACGGTATTTACCACGGTGTGGAATGCAATCAAGACCATTATATCTGCGGTGGTAAGCGGTATTAAGGGATTGATTACGGGTGATTTCACAGCCGTAAAAAATGCAATCAGCACCATTATGAATACCATTAAGAGTACCATCAGCACCATATGGAACACGATAAAGAACACGATTTCCACGGTTCTGAATGCGATAAAGAATGGTGTGTCGAATATCTTCAATGGTATTTTGAATTCCATTAAAAATGCCATGACAAAAGTGTTCACGGCAGTAAAAGACGGCTTCTCAAAGGTTAAGAGCCACATCACTGGTCTTGCCAGTCAGGCTCTTACTTGGGGTAAGGATTTGGTTATGGGACTTGTAAACGGTATCAAGAGTTGCATCGGAGCAGTCGGAGATGCCGTGAAGAGTGTTGCCGATAAGATTAAGTCCTTCCTCCACTTTTCCGTACCGGATGAAGGTCCGCTTACCGAATATGAAGAATGGATGCCTGACTTCATGCAGGGACTTGCCAAGGGTATAGAACGGAGCAAGGGACTTGTAACCGATGCGGTTAAAGGTGTGGCTGCTGACATGGTGGTTAATCCGAATGTGACAGCCGGAACCATTCAACAGGCACAGTCCACGCAGTCAGACCTTCTTGGGAACATCATGCATGGTATTCAGACCGTGGCAAGCGGTATGGAGAATCTGCAAATGGCCGGTGGGGATATTTCCATCCCTGTGTATATCGGTGGAACTCTGCTTGATGAAGTGGTGGTAAGCGCACAGAGCAGACAGAACTTAAGGTCAGGAGGCAGATAACATGGCATTTATACAGTATTTGAATTTTAACGGAGAGAACTTACCGCTTCCGATTTCTTATGACGTGGAATACACCGATGTGGAAGCAGATACTTCCGGGGATACCGAAGCCGGGACAAGGCAGAGGGATGTCTTAAGGAGCGGAGTGGTAAGTATTCCGGTATCCTTTCAGGTAAGTCCGGCATGGCTTAAGAAGCTGTCGGCTTATAACAAATTGGCAAAGATAAAGGTTGCCTATTTTGATACGGAGGAACTGGATATAAAGGAAACGGAAATGTATATGGAAGGCTACAAATGCAGCCTTGTGAAAGATACCTCCTACAAAGGCTTGTGGAAGGTGTCTTTTACGTTACAGGAATTTTAGGAAAGGGGTGCTATCATGTATCCGGTTAGTGACAAATATAAAGCTGCCATACGGGACAGCACCAGAAAGTTTTATTACAACGGGGAAATCGTAACCAAGACAGGGACGAAGTACCCGTTTGAAAATAAGGATATCGTTAAGGGCAGTGCCTATGTGACAAATCAATGTTGTGGTGACAGCGAAATAGAGATTGGTTCGGTGTATGCTGCCGAACTTGGCATTACCCTTTATTCATCCATCGACCGCTATACTTTGGAGGGAGCAGAAATCACAATCAGTTTCTTTCTTCAGCTTGAGGATGGGACGTATGAGGAAGTACCTCTCGGTATTTTTGAGATAAGTGAAGCCAACCGAACCGTTAACTGTCTTGCCATTAAGGCATACGATTATATGCTTCGGTTTGATAAGGACTTCAATAATATCGTATCAAGCGGTACGGCATATCAGCTTCTTGCTCTTGCCTGTGAGAACTGTGATGTGGAACTGGCACACACGGAAGAGGAAATCATGGCTTGGAAGAATGGAAGCATTATGCTTGGTATTTATTCCGAGAATGACATCGAAACATGGCGAGATGTGATTTATTACGTGGCACAGGTGCTTGGCTGTTTCTGTACCATCAACCGTGAAGGAAAGTTGGAACTTAGGAAGTATGGCAATACATCCGTTGAAACCATAGAGAGCAGACACAGGTTTTCGAGCAGCTTTTCAGATTTTGTTACGAGGTACACAGCCATCAGTTCCACAAACAACAGAACACAGGAAGCGGAATATTACGCATTGGAAGAGGACGATGGTCTGACAATGAACCTCGGCATAAATCCTCTGCTTCAGTTCGGCTTGGTGGAAACAAGAAAGGATATCCTTACGAATGTGCTAAATGACATCAGCGTGATACGGTATGTTCCTTTTGATTCTGCCACGATTGGTAATCCGGCATTTGACCTTGGAGATGTTATTACATTTTCCGGCGGTCATGTTGATGAGGAGCAGATAACCTGTATCACGAAGTATGAGTTTAAGGTAAACGGACAGCACACCTTAAAGTGTGTGGGAAAAAATCCGAGACTTGCACAGGCCAAGAGTAAAAACGATAAGAATATCACGGGACTGCTTAATTCGGTGGAAGCCGGAAGAATAGCAGTCCATACTTTTATGAATGCATCTCCATATACCATCGGAAGCACGGATACGGAGATTGCAAGCATTGAGTTTGCTTCCAATGAGGATACCGATGCACAGTTTCACGGAAGCATTCTGCTTGAGGTGTCGGCTGAGGAAGTGGAAAAGACGGGAACTGCTACGGGAACAATAACCATCCCGGCAACGGATGGCGGAGTGGCTGCCGAACAGGAGCAGGAGTTCACGCTTAAGATTAAGGATGACGGACAGGCGGTGTTAACCATTACCTATGTCATTAATGACAACGTGCTTACGACCTATGTTCCGGTAGAAACGTGGCATTCCGGGAAACACATCTTAAACCTCTATTATCCGCTTAGCGGGTTGGAGGCAAATACCTATAATACATTCCGTGTATGGGTAAGGATGGAGCATGGCACGGCAACCGTGGGAAGAGGTCAGGCAATCTGTACCATCAGCGGTCAGGGACTTTCTTCTAATAACACATGGGATGGTCGTTTGGAATTCGAAGACCAGATGGATAATGTTGCAATCGGCAATTCCATTGATGTGGTGGAAGCAAAGACTTCTGTTTCCATGTATACGGAAATTCCACAGCCTGTGGGCATTATGGAGCAGTTTAAACTTGCTTCTTATGAAGGATTCGGTCTTGTGGGATTTGCAGAAACCGTACAGGTTAATCCGGTTATTGTTACGGAGATTATTGAAGTAGCAGACCGAGAGGAAATGGAATTTAATGCATACTTCGTTAAGACGGAGAGCGTATTTGAATTTGAAACCTCATTTGAGTTTAACAGTCAGGAATATCCGATTGATTCCGGCAGAATGACGAAGCTGGTAACCGATACGGAGCAGTATGCAAGAATAGACAGTTTGGAGGTGGTGCAGAGTGGCTGATTATAATTCACTTGCAGACATGATGAATACAACGGAAAACATGACACAGCTTATCAATAATTCAGGTCAGGATGATAATGTCCTGACCATTGACGGGGTGGACTGGTTTTTCTTTAAAGGCACCCGTGCATCCACTCTCTATGTCAGTGGTAACAGTTTTATTGGTATGGGTGTCAATGCCGAGCAGTTATTGGTATGCCGAAGAGATACCAAACTGTGGAATTTATACCGAGAGGAAGCTACCCTTTTTGGAACATACAAGGTTCTGAAAATCAGATGGGAAGGATACGCACAGTATAACAGTCAAAGTGCAGATGTAGCCATGAAATATGAGTGGTTCTTCATAGAGAACGGAAATATGTTTTTAAATCTAATCCCGCCAAAGAATGGCAGTTATCTTGGAACAAGTCAGATTGTGGCAGGTGTTACAAGGGCATTTTCCGTTACGGCAGGGCAGCAGACCTGTGTGTCTTTTTATGCAGCTGATGAAGAAGGTATGGATTATGAGATTGCATATGAGGTTATGGATGTTCAGGCACCGTTTGAAAGAAAGTATCTGCTTTCGGATAAGGATGGGGTGTATTACCGATTGGAACACGAGAAGGCATTTGTGGATGCCATAGAACTGAAAGGATATCAGTTCTTTCGTACCGGGATTATTCCTGATCAGGACACAAAGGTTGTGGTGTCATTTAGGACGAGTGTATTCAATGATGCTGCGTTATTCGGAGCAAGGGAAAGCACCGCATTAAATAAATTCGGAGTGTTTCTTTCCAATTCCACCACCATTCACGGACAGTACAATACGGAGTCCACGGCAGCAGAGGTGGATGAGTATTCAGGAATAATGGTAACTGTGGAGTTATCCAAGGAAGGATTAAAGCGTGACGGAGTGGTTATCGCAGAGTATACGGAGGCAGAGTTTACGGCTCCGGTGGAAATGACAGTCGGAACAATTAATACCAATGAAACCTTGGATACGAGATATTTTAGAGGTCTTATTTTCAAAGTGGAAGTGTGGCAGGGAGAAGAACAGGTGCTTAATCTGATTCCCTGTGTGGATGAACAGGTACGGCCGTGTTTTTATGATACTCTTTCGGAGGTCTGTTATTACAATGACGGCTATGGAACATTTGGCTTTGTGGATGAGGGACTTCTCTTTGACGAGGCAACACATCTTGTTCCGGTGGAGATAGAGGAACTGACGGCAGAAGCATTTCATTTGAACGGATTTGTGGATTTTCCAAGGGATGTTATTTTCGGAAGACTCGTAAATCCTACACTTCTGTATTGGCAGGACTCTGACACGGAACTTCCGGTTTATAAGATGAAGCTGTCAGCAGTTCCACCCGTGCAGACCATATACTCCAAGAATACGGAGATGACGGACAGTACCATCCTTGGTATTGAAAAGGTGGTAATTGAAGCAGATGATACCACGCTGTTTGCTTTTTCCTTTGACGGAGGAGAAACTTGGAGAGCCTACATCGAAGGGATGTGGGTTACATTGTCGGAGGTAACGAGTGGTATTAACAGAGAAACCGTAGAGGCTATCGGAACGGATGCGTGGAATGAAGCCTGTACGGATAAGCAGTATAAGATACGCTTTACGCTTCTTGAGGGAGGATATGTAAATCGTATTATTGTTCACTATTTGAATTAGGAGGCGATGATATGGGACTGAAAGGTACAACCATTATTGAGTTAACGGATGTGAATACCGGAGAAGTGGAAACCCATATGGAAGAAAACATGATAACCAATGCGGTGGCTCAATTGTTTTCCCATAATATTGAGGGTATGCTTTACAACGTTCAGGGAACATCCGGGATAAATTGGGCAGATTATCATTTGCCAATCTGTCCGAATGCCATAGGTGGCATTTTATTGTTTTCCGAGGCATTGACGGAAGATGCTAATAATATTTTTGCACCATCGGCAAATCCCTGTGTGGGGTATGCATCAAACAATGTCAATTCCACGGCAAATGTTATGCGAGGCAGTTTAAATCTTACGGAGTCCGGGAAGATAGCCCGTGGATATAAATTTGTGTGGGACTTTGCAACGAGTCAGGGTAACGGAACAATATCTGCCGTGGCATTGACACACAAAAGAGGCGGTGTCGGGTATGTGGGAGACAGCTACGATGCCGGAAACAGATGGCTTCAGATAAAGAATGTCGGTATCGGCAGCAGTGGTGTTACGGCAAATATGTATGTGGACGTGGTGGAGATTAATTTCGAAGGAAATTACTTTATTACCATTTCCATGAATACGGCCAATGAAATCATAATAAAGAAGGTTAGAAAATGCTACAGGGAGATTGGTTTGAATTTTTCTCTGAAGGAAGATGGGGACGAGGTGCTTGAAACAACCTCAATTACACCTACCAATTTTATCAACCAGTATGCATCAAACGGATACGGTTATTATGATTTTATTGATGGTAAGGACGGGTATTGGTACGGATTTCTGACAAACGGCAATTCAAGCGGTAACGCAACCGTGAAATGGATAAAGATTAAGAAAGAGGATTATTCCTTTGAGGAAGCCACATGGACACTTACCAATGCAAGACTTACTTCGTGTGGATACCACAGCGGTTATGGAGGAAGTCCAAGCAGAGAGGTAAGAACGGTAATTAGAAACGGATATGTGTATTTCATGCATTACAGCAGAACCGGAGTTTATAAGGTTAATCTGAATAATAGTGCAGACATCACATATATTGCATTCGGTTTTACTTCCAATTTCAATGGTGGTGATAACTACGGCTACACTTATATGTGGAACTACGGAGATTGGATTATGGGTTCGGATTTTGTTATCGATACGAACGATGTGGTAAGGAAAACGACAAATAACCGAGCATTGAGTTATGTCTGCTCCCCATTGTTCCAATATGGTCCGTATGTCATTACGCATGGCAGGTATTCTTATAACAGCATGAGTGTGTATAAGGGATTATGGCTTTTGACACCATACTTGGCATCCATCAACAATCTGTCGACTTCGGTTATTAAGACAGCCGACAAGACGATGAAGATAACTTATACAATCACGGAAACAGAATAATTATTGATGATGAGGCAGTCCATAGCGGGCTGCTTTTTTCATACACAAAAATAACGAAAGGCAGGTAACGCTTATGAAACAGGTAGTATCAACATTGCAGTATGTATTTGCAGGAATAGGAGGCTTTATGGGGTGGTTTTTGGGAGGCTTTGACGGCTTTCTGTATGCGCTCGTTGCCTTTGTGGTGATTGATTACATCACAGGCTTAATGGCAGCGTTCTTTCAGAAGAAGCTGTCGAGCGAGACAGGATTCAAGGGAATCTGCAAGAAGGTGGCTATTTTCTGTCTGGTTGGCATCGGTCACATAATCGATGCACAGGTTATTGGAAACGGTAGTGTCCTTCGTACGGCAGTCATTTTCTTTTACCTTTCCAACGAAGGTATCTCAATCATTGAGAATGTTGCCATTATCGGACTTCCTGTTCCAAAGAAACTGATTGAAGTGTTGGAGCAGTTGCACGATGAGGCAGAAGAAACAGAAAAGAGTGAGGAGTAGGAAGCATCTTAGGGTGCTTCCTTTTTTCACGGAAAGTGAGGTTTTATTATGAATATTATTCAGAGTATCTGTACGCAGTCTGACTGCTACAGGGAAGGAAAGACAATTGATGTAAAAGGTCTTATGATCCACAGCGTGGGATGTCCACAGCCAAAGGCACAGCCATTTATCAATAACTGGAACAAGGCAGGAGCAAGTGCCTGTGTTCATGCCATTGTAGAACCGGATGGAGATGTTTATCAGCTTCTTCCATGGAATCACAGAGGATGGCACGGTGGCGGTTCAAGTAACAATACCCATATCGGTGTGGAAATGACCGAACCGGATACCATCAAATATGTGGGTGGTGCTACATGGAAGGAAACCGAGGATGGAACGAACACCAAGGCTCATGTGCTTGCTACCTATAAGCACGCAGTAGAGTTGTTCGCATATCTTTGTAAGATGTTTTCTCTTGACCCTCTTGCCGATGGGGTTATTGTTTCCCATTCAGAAGGACACAAGAGAGGTATCGCAAGTAACCACGGTGACGTAGAGCATTTGTGGAGTAAGTTTGGGTTGTCAATGACACAGTTCCGTAAGGATATTAAGGAAGCTATGGTCACGGATGACACAAGCGGTCTTACAAAGATTATGGGAAGTTCCGTGGCAACGGTGGAGCAGATGACGGCTTATATTAAGGCAAAGAACCCTACCGTGGCACAGTCCGTGATTGATATGCTGCCATATTATATTTCGGAAGGTAAGGCAGAAGGGGTGCGTGGTGACATTGCCTTTGCACAGAGTTGTTTGGAAACGGGCAACTTCAAGTTTGAGAATACGGCCGTAACGCTTGCACAGAATAACTTCTGTGGTATGGGTGTTACTTCCAAGGGCAAGACCGGAAATTCCTTTGATACACCACAGCTTGGTATCAGGGCACAGATTCAGCACTTAAAGGCTTATGCTTCCACAGAGGCACTTGTGAATTCGTGCATTGACCCTCGCTACCGTTATGTAACAAAAGGCTCTGCCGAGTATGTAGAATGGCTCGGACAGAAGGAAAATCCAAACGGTAAAGGCTGGGCAACAGGCAAGGGATATGGAGATAAGATTATCCGAATCTTGAATGCCTTAATCGGAACAAAGGTAACAAAGCCGGAGGATAAGAAGGAAGTCTGGTATCGTGTGCGTAAGACTTGGAAGGATGCTGCCACACAGAAGGGTGCATTCCACAACTTGGATTATGCAAAGAAGTGTGCTGATGAGAATAAGGAGTACTCCGTATTCGATGAGTCAGGCAAGGTGCTGTATTCCAATAAGGAGTTTGAGCCGTATCTTGTAAAGGTATCTCTTAAGGATTTGAATATCCGTAAGGGTCCGGGAACGAATTATGCAAGAACACAGTTTATTCCGGTCGGTGTTTATACCATCGTGGAAGAAGCTGACGGTAAGGGAGCAACCAAGTGGGGAAGGCTTAAGAGCGGAGCCGGATGGATTTCTCTTGATTATGTAACAAAGTGTTAATTGCAAGCCGGGTGGCATTGCTGCCCGGCAGATTTTTTTACGCTATTTGCCAATAAAAGAAAGATGAACGGTCGCAAAATTGTACTTGCTATTATTGGCTTTTAGAGTGATATATAGACTACCAAAACCGAAAGGAGGAAGCAGGATG